TATCAATCAATCAAACTTTAATATCAAGAAGCCTCAGCGTAACCGTCAGCATCGACAGCAAGATACCCTTCAGCTGCAAGCTTAGCGCGTGTATTGGTGTTGGTGTGATCTCCGTTAGCCGCGTGGATAATTGCAGCACACTCGGGTTTAAGGACACCAGTACCGCTCATCATAGATGCAACAGTAAAGGTGGTGTTACGGCGAACATCATCAACCGTATCAACCTTAAGACCCTGAAGTCGGATAGCACCAATAGCTTCTGGAGTAAACATAACGGCACGAACGCCATGAATATTAGAAGCATCATCAGCACCAGCTACACCCATAGCGAAGTCAAGGTTGTACTTATCTTCACCAAGAGTATTGCCAGCCTTTGTGTTTCTTAAGTTATCAGAACCGTGGTTGGTCTTGATAATGGTGCAACCCATGTACTCAAGAGTATCAGCAAGCTGACCATAAGCACTGGTAAGGGGTCCACCAAGACCGAAGTTACCAGCAAAGTATGGACCGTTACCGACCGACTGTGCAACTCCATTTGTGTCGCCAGCATTCTGAAGCTGGAAGCTAAGGTCGGCGTTCGAACGAGCGACACCCAGAGCACGGATATCCATGAAGCACTGAGGACTTACTGCCATGAATAGCTGGCCGTAAGGTACGTTGTTTTCCTGAAGGTAGACGACGTACTTTTCAACTGCCTCAAGAGCCGAAAGAGCACCAGTCGCTCTATCAGCAGCAGATGCACCGGCAGCACCCCATTGCTTAAACTTCTTTGAACTACTACCATCATCGCCAAATAACGCACTATCCAAGTCCAAAGTGGGACGGGGATCGTTAGCGATCTGACTAGTAACTGCTGCACGAACTAAATAAGAGTAGAGCTGCTTATCTCTAGTGTTAGCAAGAGTAAGGGCAGCCTGACGGGCTAGCTCTGCTCTGTACTCCCACTGAGTAAGCATAAGGTCTACGTTATCAAGCTCGAAGTGAGCGGCCATTGGACGCTTGTCAAGCTTGAGCTGGAAAGTACTGGTATGAGAGTCATCTCCACCAGTGAGTTCTTCACCAGCGTCCCAAGCAGCCTTAAGTGATACAGTACCAGTGATTGGAATCTCTACGGTAGTACCACTTGGGATGGTCTTAGATTGAACCATGCCCTCAAACTGGTTGTATTCGTCGTATGCGTGGATAACCTCGCCCGACCAAATAGGAAGCCAAAGCTTACCTGCGGTTACGCCACTACTATATGGCGAACCCGAAGTTGCTGCGGCTGTATTTTCACGATATGAAAGACTACCTTGAGGTAAATTACCTACTGGGGATCCTACTGAAGTCATAATTAATTCTCCTATAAAAACGTAAAACTATTAACGCGGATTACGTATTCTCTCGGTCTGGATTGTTCCATAGGAGTCCATTCGTCAAGCGTAGTTGTTTAGTCTGCCCATCCATTGCCCGTAGGGGGATCTGACACTTCAAACAACCATCCTTTATGGGGTCCGCTTAAACCCCTCAAACTAGAGGAAGAGTGTTCCAATCCGTTATAGCCATTCTCTTCTGTACTATGTCTCTATACTTTGGATCAACTTGAAACTGCGGATTGCTACGCGCTTCCTTGAACTCAACTTGACTATTAAAAGGAAGAATCCCTGTTTGGCTTGCTGCCACTTGTGTTAAATTAGGATTCGGTGCAGGTTCTTTTTGTTTTTCCTGAGTAACCTGTTCCTTGTACATCGCATTGAGTCCTCTTAATGTAACCTCATAAGTTGGAGATGCCAACCCGAGGTTAATATTTTCCATTTCTTCCTTTGATAAGTTATTAGAAGCCCACTTAAAGAGCTTATTTAAATTATCTCTTCCACCAACTACGGTAGAGGCTCTATCAAAGCCTTCCCGAAGCTTTGCCTTTTGTCCTTCGATATAATCCACCACCATTCTATCAGTAAAACCAGTTCGTTCCTTAATTTCCTGCCTAGTTGTTTCGCTAAGATCGCCTTGGGTAGCAAACTCATATCCCCACTTCTCGTACATTTCTTCGTTTACGCCAAACTCTGTAGCTGGCTTTTCTGGTTCTGGTTCTGGTGTTGGTATTCTTAGTTCATTAGTAATAAGTGCTTCGGCTTCTGGTGCAACAATAGGCTCATTGGCCGGTTGCATAGAATTACGCAAATCAGAAAGTTCTTGTCTGGTCTGAGTGTATTGTTTCTGGGCCTCTTTAAGGCTTTCGAAGTACGCCCCAGCATCCTTGAAATTTTCTGGAATTTGCTCACCGCTTGTTGCCATGTGGGTTTTAAAGGCTTCCTTTTCGTGTTCGTGTTGAATTTGTTCAGCCGTTGGATTTGGCTGAGACTCAACAGTAGTTTCGCCTTCTTTACCTAGTGGTCTTTCTGGATCCATGTGTTCTAATCTCCTTACAGATTATTCCCCTCTTTGGAGAGTCTGATTCAGATCGTTCCTAACGTATACTGTACCATACTCGTAATTACTGCGCTAGCTACAAACGCAGCTACATAAATTTTCGTGTTGATTATAGCCAATCGTTCTTGGATATGTCCCAATCTTTTCTCAATTCTATCTAATTGTTCTTTGTTTCTATCCAACTCATGCAATACTAAGTTTTTATACTTTACCCAATCGTCGTCAGTCATTGTTGTCTCCCCAGACTAACGCACCCCATCATACCACATACCCAAACTGCTCCTGTTTTTCAATAGTTTATTTCCCTTAATAGAGTATTTAAAAAGAAACGGGACAATGCGTAGCAAAAAATTGTGTGTCCAAGCCTTCCTTCCAGAAGTTAGGACTCTCTCTTTCCCGAAATAAAAGTCTCGCTTGTGAAACTTTCTTGAAAACCATACGTCCTCAAATAAGTAGTACTCTTCATCAAAACCGTCCTTGAAATTTTCTGCATTACACCACATAAAATACCCTGAGCAAACCTTCCAAACTTTAGAACAAAACCAAGTATACACACCCATCATTCTCTTATGGAATGGGGATTGATCTAGGTCATAGTAAACACCGTAAGCACAGCCAGCCTTGTGAGTATCTATTTTAGATAAAACTTCTTTAATGACAGGGCCAGTAACCCCAGTGTCTGCATCTACAAATACCAATACAGATCCTTTTGCATGTGATGCTCCGACATTTCTAACTTTACCCAGTTGTCTACAATTAGCGTCGATTACATTTACATCAAACTTTAAAGCTATTTCTTTTGTCTTGTCTTCTGAATTATCATTAACAACTATAATTTCGTAAGGGACTTCAAACCCTTTCATAGAAGAGTTGATAGAAACTATAGTAGCTCCTATATATTCTTCTTCGTTATAAGCTGGAACAATAAATGAGATCATGTAAAAGCGTAGAAGAACTGAGCTGTTCCGCTAGTCCCTACCGATAAGCCTGTTGGATTAAAGTGAATCCTAAAGTAAGGGGCGTAGATGTTGGTTAAATCTACTAAGAAAGTTTTTACGCCAGTAACATTTGGCGTGGTATCAGATGTTATAGTTACTGCGTCTGCCCAATCAGTACCGTTATGAGAGACTTGTAAGACTAGTGTAGCCGCAACGTCTGAGAAAGCCACCTTAACGTCCATACCAGCAACAATTTTCTTGTTTTCAATTGTGTCAGTGTTAGAAGCAATTGATGTACTAACTAAAGTATCTGTTGCTCCCGATAAAGCACTTGATGTTGGCGTAGTCTTAACTGTATAACCGGCAACAGTTGCTTGTACATAAGCACTAGTTTGTGATGTAGCCATTATTAGCCTCCTTGAATTTCTTGTATTGCCTGTTGAACATTAGCTCCGCCAGTTTGTTCCATATCTTGCATGGCGGCTTGTAAAGTTCCTTGAGTAATGGCCTGCCCAACCATTTGCTGTTGCTGGGCTTGGCCTTGGATTTCTGTTTGTGCCTGAACCATTCTCATTTGTTCTGCTTTAACCTCTTCTTCGCTCTTGATCCATTTATCAGACGCAAATCCAAGAGAAGTAATAAGTGCCTTACCGTATTCATCCCATTTGAACATAGCCGCCGCAGGTTCTGGAAGGTTTCTAATCATTTCTCCCATCTGCATAAGTTTCTGTAAGTCACTATCACGGCTTAATGCCTGAAGTCCTGTAACAATAGAAACATTTAAAACACCTTGATCTGAGGTAAACATTTCCTTTAATCTTTCGTCTACTTCTCCAGCTGTAATCATAACAAACACAGCCCTTGAGACAATAGGAACCATTAGGTCTCTAGCAATAGAAGAAAAGGCTCCGCCTAAAGTATTTTCAAGCTCTTGACCAATCATACGAACGGCTGTCGCAGTTACTCGTTCACCTCTAGGCATACTAGCCGAGTCCATAAGGAAAGCTTTGCCTACCTCTTGTCTTAAGACTTGAACTCCTTGTTGTGTTGCCTGTATTTGTGGGTTCATAGTAGCTGCGGGACTAATAGTAAAGACTTCGTTAGCTCTTGAGTTAACAAAACCACCTGATTGGCTTCCAGCAATATCATCAATTTCTGTAATGCCAGTCGGATCTACTCCCATCCAAAATAAAGATGAGGCGGCAATGCCATTAATCATACCTTCGGTAAATCCTTCTAAAGATTTAATATCTCCAATCATGTCTTCGCAATGAGAGCGACCGTAGTTTTCTCCCGGAATACCAGACCACCTTAAGAAAATAAAGGGTTTAACTAGGTACTCACCAGAGTTTACTTGGTTACCATCACTATCTTCTGAGTAAACGACCCATTTGTCTTCCTTCTTTTTGACACAATTATAAATCTCTTTATATCCAGATTTGTTTTCCATGCTATTCATTGAAGAAGTAGCAGCCTGAATGTCCATTTGATCCATATCCAAGCTTTCGTACTCTACGTATACAACTTCTTCAATTTCTCCATACACATCACGACGGCAGACATACCTGTCTAATCTAATAATACGGAAGTTCATATCGTCTTCCATAATAAGCATAACATCGCCTACTACAATTAAATGCTGTAGTGCTTGGTAAATAGTCTCTCTGAGATTGCCGCTTGATAGTTTACTGTAGACTTGATAACTAAGTTTTTCTAGGTATTGCTCAATTTCAAACTCACCTTCTTCTCCAGAAGCAAGTTCAAACCTAAAGAAAGGCATATCATTTAAGGGAAGCAAGGCAGAAAGCATCCGACTAGCCATTGAAGTTACTCCTCTCGAAGCAACAGAACTAAAAGGTTGAGGAAGTTGTTGCTGTTCGTTATAACCTTCAGGAGGAAGCAAAGAGGGAATAGTCAATGACGAACAGTAGCGAGATCTTTCTAGTTTATTCCATCGCAGACTGTCTAAAAGTTTAAATTTCTCGGCTAAAGTTGTCATAGATTACTCCTATTTGGGTCTCTTTTTGTTTGGTTTATCTGCGTCAACCTCGGCATCATCTTCTTCACTCATAAAATCAGTACCGTAAGCAAGGGCAGAAAACATATCAGCGACGTTGGTGTCCACGTCTCGGACATCCTCTACAAGTTCTTGAGAAACTTCCTGACCCATCCTTTCTTGACGCTCAAGCTCTGAACGTCGGGCTTGTTCTTCTTGTTCTAACACTAATCTTTGACTAGACTCTCTAGCCATTCGCATTTTTTCTTGTTCATCTAAAAAGTCACGCTGCTCTTCTGCTCGAACCTTTGCAAGCTCGTCTTCTTTTTCCAGAAGAGCTTCTCTTTCTTCTGCTGAAAGCATGTCTGGCATATCGGCATTCATTCGGGTCTACCTCCTTGTTGTATGGCACGTTTAACCCGCCTTTTTCTTTTCTTGAATTTTGCTTGGCCCTTTTGTACGCCACCTACATCGGTTGCTCCAGCCTTGCCACCTGCCCCTGAAAGAGATTCTTCTTCTGCCTTCATTCTTTGTTTAACCAAACCCTCAAACTGAAGTCTACTTACATTCCCCGCTGCCTTCATTTTACTTAGCGTTGCTGCACCTTCTTCTCTAGAGGCTTTAACCTGTTTATCTACGTTTGCCATGTAGGCTTTCATCTGTGCGTCAAACTTTGCTTGTTGCTTTGCAATATCAGCTTGAAGATACTGTCTTGCTATCTTAGTTTGTGCTCCCCCCGTAATAAAACCGGGAAGAACAGCACCAACTGGACTGGTAGCTACAGCACCTATAGCATCGCCAATTACAGGCACGTCATAGATGCCACCACCTCCGGGATCGAACCCCAAAATGTCGTCTGTAACTTTGTTAACAAGTTTTTTAAGGGGCTTAGTGATAAAATCAAAGAAGCCGAATTCAGGGTGACCTGTTTCTGGATTAATATTATTTTTTTCGTGGCCTGCTGTGAAAGTCTGCATGTCTACATTATGCCTATCAAACAACTTCTTAATAACGGAAAGATCCTTTGGTGACTGTATCATCTCTACCGGAATAATAACTTCTCCGGGAGTTAAGTGAGCTAAGATCGTATCGCCGCCTCGTCCTTCTTGAGCTTCAGGACTTTCGTCTCCGACAACATCGGGTCCGGGCTGCATAGCGGGTTGCATGGCCTCTTGCATTCCTTGTTGCATTGCCATCATCATTTGTTCTTGGTTTGCTGTCATCGACTAGTCTCCATAAAGATAGTATAGTTTAAAGTTAGCGTCGTCTTTTTTGTTTAAGAAGTAAAATTCCGCCCGCTAAAGTAAGCAGTGCTCCGGGTCCGGGAACTGGCGGAGACATGTAGGGGTCAAACACCAAGGGGTCTCTAAATTCAAACGGATTGATTTTTATCTCTTGTTCGACATCGAAATAATATAGGGGATCTATTAGAGGATTGTTGTCTAATCTAAGCATTTCCCTAATTTCACCTGAAAAAACAGAAGGCTCGATAATGTAGGGGTCAACCATTGTTGATAGGTCCGAATAACTAGCGGTATTGTCTCGTAATAAATCGGCATAGTGAAAATCTACGTTTGATAGTGCCACGTTTGAATAACCAGAGTACGGTACTTTAGGTTTACTAGGTGTCGGAAAAATTAAATCGTCTGGGGACCATCCGGATGAAGGTTCTGCTTCTGAAATCAATTTAGATCCTGATTCTTTAACATTATTAAAACTGTCTAAGTAGCTAGCAATCTTATCTACAAACTCTTTGCCAAGCAATGTCCCGCCAACTATAACCGCAACACCCACGGTAACCAATTGCTTCTTAAGCTTCTTCTTTTCGCACTCACACTTTTCTAGGGAGGACTTTGTTTCTTTTTCGGAAGCCCTTTTAGATTCCTCAAGTTCCTCTTTTAGTTCTTCATAGTCTTCGCAGTGCGGACATCTTTCCCTCATCTTATCCCCCGTTATTTATTTTTCAGGGTGCGGTAATGTATCCCTGTTCTACTAGCGTGGCTATAATAAGCTCGGCCATTTGTTCTTTAGTTGAAAACTCAAACCTGTTGTTAGTGTGTGACCATACAATAGGGCAGATAGTATCTTCAAGGATATTTTCTACAACGGGTAACGGAACATCAAATAAATTGAAACTTGTCATTTTAATTTCCTAGTGGTATTTAAGTTCATAAGTTTGTCCAGCAACCATAGGATTGCCGTCACTTCTTGTAAAGATTATGTTTGACGTACTATCAGACGCTGCTGTAAGGTTGCTTTCTTTAGATCCATTATACCAAAGCTCGGCATCAACCCCAGTAGACATTGGATTGTTATCCATCCATTCTAAAAGTCCGTCCCTGCCGTTGGCAGTAGATAAACCTATTCTAATTTGATGAGCACCGCCAGCACCTTCGCCACTCACCACCTTAATATCAGTATCTCCAGTTAACCGAATTATATTAGTATACGCATCAGTTAGTGCTGAACCCACTGTAAAGATTACGCGACGTTGGTCTAGAGGGTATGCTCTATACACCTTAAAGGTTACATGATCATTGGCACTTATATGTTTCCATGTACCATAAGTCCAGTTATTGTATTTTTCTTGAGCGGCTTCATACATTGGGAAAACACCTTCATCCCATTGATAAGTGCTACTCATTGGATCTGCTGGAGTAGACATTTGCACTTGCCATTTAGACCAGTAATACCCACTTTGTGCGTTATCGGATCCCGTGCTTCCTCCTGACAATTCTGGGAATATTCCAGAAGAAGCACCAAAAGTATCAGCACCCCCACCATTCCAAAGCCTTGGTTCAGATGGGTTTTTACCTCCGCCAACAATAAGCTCGTTACTCTTACTTGTTTCAATTACTTCTACTTGATCACCAGAATCGGCAGTAGCTGTGCCAGAAGAAACTGTTGCCGTCTTAGTCGAAATATTAATATCATCCCAAATCAACACTTGGACAGTTTTCATTGCATCAGTGTTTGCCGCCCAAGTTACTGTTACTGGGCCATCATTAAGAGCACTGGTCCAATCAGTTCCTAAACTAGCATTACTACATGTCATTCCAAAACCATTAGAGGTTGAGTTAAGTTCCGTCCAAGTTACTTCGGAGGGATTTAACGAATCGTCACCAACAGCAAAGTAAGTAAGAGCCTTAAACTTATCTCTGGCATAAGCAGACTGAAAATAAACACCTACCGAAGCATTATTAACTGTTAATACATTGGTTAAACCTATGCTATCAAATGAACCATTACCAATGGTTTGGTTACTAGTTAAAATACCTACAGCACCGGGAATACCAGTTGAAGCAATTCCAGTTTGTTGTATCCCAGCAATAGAAAGGCTAGCTTGTACAGTAACTGGACTGTCAGACGAAGAGGCAGAGGTTACAATACATTGAATAGTACCAGAAGGTCTTGGGCCTCCAGCAGTAAGTTGCACAGTAGCTGCCGTAGTTGTATTAAAAGACGGACTTCCGCCGCCATCGGAACCTGCAACTCCTGAATATGACCAAGCGTATGTAGCGTCAGTAGCCGTACCGTCAAAGGAAACAGAAAATTCTCTTGCTTCTCCAGCAGTCATTCCGGTTGGCCCAGATATTGAAGCGGTTCCTATAGTAGCATCGGCATCAATAACACCAGTTCCTCTGGCTATCATCTGTGCAATAACTGCATTCATGCCAGCGGTGCTACCACCCTTGCCCGTAAACAGGCCATGCAATACAGATATAGCGTGGTCTTGGCTTGGATACTCTGTACCAATTAACCTATGCTGATTAATTAACACATGCCATAAGCCAGTTGCTTCGTTCTTGCCTACCTTAAATGAACCAATGTGTACATTACGGGCTAGGCCAGAAGAAATACCTCTGCTTTGTTTGTTATCGGCTGCGTTAAACTGACCAGTCATACTAAATCTCCGTAGCTGTTATGGTTACAACGTAGGTATCGTCATAGGTTGAACCATCAGCACCATCAAAATCAACACCTGCTGGTGGATTAACTGTTGAGTTTAGATAAGAAGACTGAGCATTTCCTGCAAGATAAGTGCCGCCGCCGTCTAAATCCCAAGTGCCAGACACAGCACTGCCATTCTTAGTAACGGTAGCTGAAGCTGATATTGTATTAAAATATAGCCGTGTATTTGTGTTGGGAGATCCACCTACATGCTTGTATATAGTAGAGCCGGTTGATGTTTCTGCAACACTAGTTGAATCTCCGAATGGTCCGACTGTTCCCATGTAAGCACCGGCATGTAAGCGTAGTTTTTTCTCACTATACCACCAATCAGTGCCTCCACCAGATCCAGCCGCACCCCCAGTGTGACTCGTAGCAAAGATGGCATCTCCAGTACTGCTTATTGTTTGACCACCATTGGCGTGATCTCCGCCAATACCAAGAACAAGAGTCTGGGTTGCCTTGTCAGCGTCAATAATACCACGGCCCTGAGAAACCATGCGGTTAATAATAGCG